CAATGTCTTTTCCATCTGCGCTCTAGCGAATGCCTGGGCAGGATTCTCTTGATAAGCCGCCTGCATAGCTTCTGGACCATCAAGCCCTAGCAAAGCTCTTTGCATGGCTAAGGCATCTGTGCCTGCGCCTGCAAATTGCTCCATACTCCCAAGCTGATTTAGACCAGCCTTCTGAAAAGGTGACAATTGCGCCATTTGATCTTTTGCGCTCTGTTCTAAAACGTCTTGAACATTAAGGCTACCGCCCCGCCCGAATCCTGTGGCCACGTTCATGGGGTGATTAGGGTTTGGGCTTGGATTAGTTAGCTAACTATCTCTTGTTGCTGCTGTTGCCATTTTCTTTATACCTTAGTTAGTACTTACTATACATTAAAACCAGTTACTTTGCGACCCACCCCGTATTACCAGTGCCGGACTCCTTAACATAAAAGGTAGTGTTAGCGCCCCCGTCTAGCCTTCTGTATGTAGACCCTACTTCCGCTGCTACAACACTCTCTGGCGTCCCTGTGCCCACGTAGTCTAAGTTAATCCGGTCCGCTAAATGCTCAAGAAACTCAGACAGCTCAGGGGTAGCCTCACCATTCTGGATGATCACAACCGCCCTATCTATTGCGACAACCTGCTCTGTTATCTTCATTAGTTCGCCGTCAGTTTCATAAAATTAAATAAATAAGGGTCAGAAGCTTTAAATCTATAAACCCTGTTTCGAGTCACTAGGCCCTGTTTACGCCATTTAGCTCTAACACCATATTGACCTTGCTCACCTATGCCGCGCCATGTTTCGGTCTGCCAGGTTTTTCCTAGATCGTCACTGAAGTCCATCATGAGCTGAGGGCTAACACTAGCCGAACCAGTACCAGCCTCAAACCAAGCTTCGATCTTGCCTATACGGAATTCTGCTGCGGTCTGAGATAGGAAAGGCTGGCTAGCTTTCTCTCTAAAGATTGCATTGCCGTAGTCAGTCCTGGCGCTGCTGTCAAAATAGCCGACCTGATCGGAATCATCACCAACCAATAATTTATTGTATATCCGAACCACTGACCGCCCTCTAAAAGCGCTTGTGCCTGATTTAAGCTCGAACCATTCGCCCGATGTGGAGTTAAAGCAGAAAGTTCTGTCAGTGATACGATCTGATGCAATGGTGAAAGCAATAATACTTTGCCCGTTCTGCTGCCATACCATGGAGATAGCCTGATCTAGCTCACCATCCTCAAACTTTTGCAATTCAGTATCTATGGCAGGGGTCGATATAACTTGAGGCTGACCGCCTGAAAGCATCTGGATCTGTGCGCCTTCATTCTTACCTGCGCCTATCCAGCAATAAGTATTGTTGAATTCGATAGGGGTAAACCTAGAATAGCAGCCAACACTGCTAGAGGCCTGGTTAATCCTTTGAAAAGGAAAGTTAACACCGCCTCTATTATTGTATTTTTCTGTAGTCTCTGTCCCTGCTACATGCAATAGATTGTTATATACAAAGCAAGCCACAATAGGGTCTGGGCGCTCTTCCGCTGAGCTTCTATCTAAAGCATCAAAGCTTGATGGATCGTTAATACCTGATAGAAAGAATTGTGTACCGTCAAACCTTGAGAATACAAAATAGCCATCAACAAAGCAGACAGTTTTAGCCTTGATGTCAGTATAGTCCGTATCTGTGATCTGGGTGACGGTTGACCCGTTGTAATAGAATCCATCGCCCAAGTTAGTAACAATGACTACAAAGTCATCATTTTTCGCCATTGAAACGGGACCTGAGCCAGTCACAGTGCCTAAAGTGGTCTCTGTGCCGTCTGAGGCCACGCTAGAGAGCGTTGTACCATTTAGGGTTATATAGACCCCATTGAAGTCTATAGCCCCCCTGTGAGGCCCTGAGAGCGTTGCAAACTTAGTCAGCCCAGGACGGTCTAATAAGGCTCGCTCATTTAACGCGCCACCTTGAGGCATGATAGGAATCCAGTTCGAGCAAGTCTGCGCCGCTAGAGTTAGAATCTCGCTAGTGTAAAAGCCAGTGGCTATGGGAAGAAGTATGCTCAAAAGTTTAAGTTCTCTTGTTCTCTAAAAAAGACATCATCCCAAAGATAATAGGAATCATCGTTACCACTGCCCAAAGGTACAGTATTAGGGAAGTTTACTTCAATGGTGCCATTAGTGATGCGCCATATCTCATCCCATGCGTCAGCGAATCCTTTTTGCAGGGTAGGTGTTAACTGAATATCTGAATAATCAGGCATAAGCTTTTCAGCTAGGACCATCTTTAAAGCGCCATCCAAACCCCTAGGCACTCTGATCGTATCGCTTGCGTTAGCAACAGGGGCAAATAGCCTATAGCTAGCCCCTAGGTCGTTTAAGTCCTCTAGCCCGTCTGACATTTCAGCAGCATCAATAGAGGTTTCTGAGGCCCTTACGCCTAATTTACGCAAGGCACCATGAATAATATCGCTAGCTGTCGCCATTGATTAGCTCTCTTATCTCGGATACTAAACGCTTTTTGCTGCGCCTTTTATCAAGATCTATTTTAAAATGTTTTTGTGCGTACTCTTCTAGCTCATTCTTAGACATATCATCTAAATTAAGCTCGCCATTGAGGTAATCGCACACGCCCTCAACGGATGCGAAAGCTTGAGAGGCTTTTACTAGCTCCTCATCATCGCCTTCTTGAATCTTTGTGGAGTCTAAGCCTATGGACTCGTATGACATAAATGGTGCAGGGCTATCTAGCCAGCCATCTTTCTTGTACTGCTCGTACTCTTTCTGATCAATTACTTTAGGCTTTTCTGTTTCGTGATAGATCCAAGTTTGCATACTATAAATCCTGTTAAATTAATAGGGTTAAAACCCACCCCAAAAAGGGGCAGGTTTTTCCCGTAAAGGTCTAGCCAGTAATACGAACTGCAAAGTCTGGATTCTGAGCCTTGATACCGTAAAGAATATCAAAGCGGAAAACAGTCTTATCGTTAGTGATGTCGTATTGACGAGCTGAACGGATAGAGATTCCATCCATAGACTCACGTGCCGCGCTTACGCCGTCAGTGGGTAGGTCCAAAGGAGCCATAGCCAAAGTGATAGCGTTAGGGTGGAAAGCCAAGTTCTGAGGGTAAGAAGTGCCAGCAGAACCAGTCTTAACAGTGATAGCAGCATTATCAGCAGGGGCCGCAGTTACAGTCTGATAAGGACCAGAAGTAATCATTGGAGGGCTGATAGTCAAAGTAGCGTTGCCTGAACCGTCACTAGCTGCATCAGATACAACTGTGAAAGTTTGCAAGCTACCAGTGTCCTCGCGGGTTCTACGGTTAACAGAGTTAACACCAGCAAGAGTAATAACGTCACCAGCTAATAGACGGTTACCAGCAGAAGCGGTCCAACCATCGGTAATCAATGATTGAGTCCAAGCATCGCCAGAAGCGGCGTAAGTTACGTTCTGAGAAGCACCGTTCACTAAAGGGGTACCACCTAAAGCACCTACAGTGTGAGACTTCAAAGAGTTGTTGCGGTACATGCCAAAGCCACCGTATTCACCGATAGAAGCTTTCTCGATAGCAGTCTTAGCGATGTCTTGAGGGAATACAGTTTTAAGGCCGTCAGCTAATGCTACAGAAGCGTCTGGGTTAAAGAATGCACACCACATTTCATCCTCTGGAACACCTAGCTTAAACAACAAAGCTTGAGCGTTAGCTACAGATAAGAAAGTGCTTGGAGTAGTACCTGGAGTACCGATAAAGTTAGCAATGTTCTTGTACTCGTCTGCGATGTCAGACTCTACTTTCTGTACAAGCTCAACAGCAGCAGGGCGAATATAACGCTTAACCATATCTTCTACGCTTAGAGTCTCGTCTTGTGAACTAATCTCAAAGTGTACTTTTTGACGCTGGTCAAGAGTTACAGTAGCGCTACGCTCTTCGATGTCAGTAGCAGAGCCAAGAGTTGCACCACTAGAAGCAGTGAACATTACAGGGCGGCGTACATCGATAGAGTTGCCTACTTTTTTGAATTGACTGTCTAATTGACGGTCTACTTTTTTTGATAGTTGCATCGCGTTAAGGAATTCCTTAAGGATCAACTTTGTTACTAGGCTAGTATTAGTAAAATTATTAGCCATGATTTATGCTCCTTTGTTAGCTATTTAGAAAGCAGGAAGCGCCATAATCTCTTCCATTTTCATATCGCTTAGGTCTTTCTGGATTCCACCAGCATTACCTTGGACTGTTTCAACGGGGGCGGGTGCCTTGCTAACTTGTGTTGTTGTTGGTTTAGTGCTGATCTGACTAGCAATCATGCCTAGTTGAACGGCTGCCGACCCAAAATCACTGTTAGCAAACTGGCTTGCTGCCTCTGGGTTTTTGCTAAGATAGTGAACCATCTTAGGCCCTTGGGCGCGTACTAAATCAAGCTTATCCTGGGTTAGAGATGGGAGGTTAGCAACATCTTCTAAATAAGACGGGTTTTGAGCTGAATACTCTGCCGCCTGGTCTAAATAAGAATTAGTTAACTCTTCCTGCTTTCTCTGTGCCTCGTAAGCTTGCTGCTGTTCTGCTAGTTTGGATTCTCTAGTTGAAAGAGCTTCATTAACTCGATAATCAGTTAGGGCTTGGGTATATGCCGCAAGTCTAGCTGTGTCATCGTAGTTATAATCCTCCTCTTTAAACTGGTCTAACGTGGGCTCTCCACCTTCTGTCGCTTGGACTGGTAATTGTTGAGCTTGATTCGCTCTCATTTCGTCCAATTGAGCTTGAAGCGCGTCTGCCCTTCGCCTTTCTTCCATCATTTCAAAGTGCTTTTTGTTAATGCGTTTTTGCACTTTGTCGCTGTCAGTTTCAACGTATTCTGAGCCTTCAGTATCGACCTGTTCGCTTACCTGCGTACTATCGTCCGTTTGCGTGGCTTCTACTTGTGTCTCAGTCTCTAAGGTTGCCGATTCCTTAGCTAATTCCGCTGCTATTTGTTGATCAATATCAGTGGTTGCGGCGTCTTGTGCGTCTATTGTCATGGATGCTAATAACCTATAATTGGTTGCCTAGTCTTGCCCTGGCTAGTAAAGGGTTAGTGATTACTCACTTATAAAAAGAATTATAATATTTTCTTGACTAATTACAATACCTCGGGTAATAGGCCCAGTGCTGTAGCCATGCCAGCGCCTAGGCTTGGGTCAATCTTAGCCCCCTGAGTGTTTAGATAGTCCTGGGATTGCTTAAAGTTCTGGATAGCTTGTGTTCCACCTCTAGGCCCCCAATACTTTACAGTATCATCAATTAAACCCTGTAAGCCTTCTAATTGAGCCATACCCT